TCGTTCCAACCGTACGCCTCAACAATCTGTTCTACCTCTAATAAAACGAAGTTGCCTTTTTGATTGATTTTAAATTTCATGCTGCACCTCTAGTCCGCATATAACTCTAAAATTCTAGCACCGAAAGTTTCTTTTGCTCGTTCGCAATCTTTAAGATTTCTAAAATAGCCAAATTCTGGAAAATAATCGATGACAGTTGTTGCTAAAGTAACTAACTCATTTTTTCTTAAAACGATACAATAATTTACCTTGCCATCACCAAAACTTGTTTTAAAAATCGTCTCGCTTTTTCTTTTACTGCTTCTTTTTCTGAGTTAAAAACATTTCCTTGAGGTTGCATTTCATTTATTATTCCCGTGTCGAAACACCAATCAGCAACTTCTCCAATCTCGCCATACATATTGAGATAGTATTTATTTTCATTTTTTAACATTTCGAACTTATTGAACATTTTTACGCCTCCACGAATAAATCGATAATCTCTTTGCCAAATATTTCAATCGCTCTTTGACAGTCTTCACGATTTTTAAAATGTCCAAACGTGTCAAAACTGTTGTTGCAGTACATTGATAATGCCTCTAATTTTCCATAACTTAATACGGCAGACCATTTCGCTTCGTTCGTATCGGTCCAGTCGGATTTCCAGCCTTCGTTGCGTTCGTCACGAAACTCTCTAAATTTTGCAAGTAGGGTTCTTCGTTCGGATTCTAGATTGGCTTCTTCTTCAGTTTTGAAGATATTGCCTTGTGAAAAGCGATTAATGTCAATGTTCATATTATCCCATTGGCTTCTGCCTACTGCCCCTTCCCCGTCAATAAAAAAATATTTATCATCATAATCATAAGTAGATTTCATCTCCCATTTTTTTGCTCGCTCGATTTCTGATTTCAGTTCCTTTAATTGTTTTTCCATTTCTTCTGCTTTTTTTGTAAGTTCTTCTAAATTTGCCATTGCGTTTCTCTCCTTTTGTTTTTATGAGTTAGGGTATAAAGGAATATAAAGATTATCAGGATTCAAGCTTGGTTCAATCATTTGCAAAATTTCTTTCTCTGTTTCTTTTACATATAATTGTCCGTCTTCAATTCCATGTCCGTGTACCCATGTAAACAACTTTCCGTCGTCGTTTACATACGTTTCAATACAAGCGATATCATTAATGTTTATCGTGTATTTTCTTGTTTCTTGGTTTGCGTCTGTTAGTTTGATAAATTTCATTGTGTTTGCCTCCTTTTATAATTCCTTTGCTATTGCCTGCTTTCTTGTTTAGACTTTTTACATTCTTTTATTGCTTTTAATACCGCTCGTGTGATTTCATGATTGAACATTGTTTCAGATTGTTTTATTTTGTTTCGTTCAATTTCATACCGATATTTCAAAATTGGGTCGTTTAAATCATATTTAATTTTCATGTTTTAACGCTCTCACTAATCAACGTATAGACGTTTAATTCTGTCGCCAAATTTCTTGATAGCGTCCATACAGTCCTCAGCCTTACGAAAATAACCGAATGTTACAAACTCTCGCGTAATATTTACAGACGTGTTTATTAACACTTTTTCGCAACCAAAATAGATGTAATTTTTATTCTCGGAAATGTCGTTCCAATCAGGCGACCAGCCATTATTACGTTCGTTTTTGAATTGGTTAAACTCATATAATAGCGCTCGTCTGTCGCGTTCTTTTGCCGCGTCTTCGACTGTTTTAAATACATTCCCTTGTTTAATGCCGCTTTCCTTTGTCGTATCATTCATGGTCAGTGTCATTTCGTGAATACACCCGTCCCAATTTAAATAATAACGTCTGTTCGCATGAATAAATTTCAATCTTTCTAACTTTTCTTTCTTGTTTGCTAGTATTGTTTCTAATTCCATAATTTCATGCTCTAACTCTTTTTCTTTGTCCATTGTTTATCTCCTTTTGTGTTATTATAGCTATCCTTAACTACATTTATAGTATATAACACTCTTTATAGAATGTCAAGCCTTTTTATAAACTTTTTTAAGTTTATTTCAATGTTCTAAAAAGAGTTAATGTAGGAGTCAAGAATTGCCAAGCTACTAACAACACCAAAAGCGTGATTGCAGATATTCTGCATGTCCAAACCATAGGCTTGAATATTTTTTCGTCCTCGTCAATCGATAGAACTATCAAAAAGGTTGAAAAGAATACAACAACTAGCACTACATTCAAGCTTACAATGATATTATTCAAAAATATCTCGTGCTGTAATTGTGGAGCAATTTTCTCAGCTTGTTCGATTGAAATGTGCAATAATTCTGCGATACGTTCTGCAACTAAACTAATCATTTTCTATAACCAGCCTTTCTCACGTTTCTTGTGATACTCTAACTCTCTTCTAGTCTTTAAATATAATTCTAATTCTTTATAACCCCGTTTAATTAATTCTGCACATACGCTATACACGATACGCTCATACACTTGGTCGGCAAAGCCATTTAAAATGCGATAATACGTTCTATCGGAGATATTCAACGCCTTTCGCAACTCTGATTGTGGCACTTTCTTTTGTTCCTCTCTCAATACATCAGCTAAATATTTCTCACTTCTAAAATACTTGACCGTGTCAACTGTTACTCCTTTTTTCACCTTAAAAATTTCAATATGCTTTCCTAGTTTTTTGCAGCGTTCTTTGATTTTTACTGCGTCCTCATAATCGTCTACTGCTAAGGCTTTAAAATCATAACGAGTCAGTTTAATAGTTTTGCTGGGGTGCTTTTTATCCATGTATCCTCGTATAGTGTAGATTTTATCGCCTGCATAGTAATTATTATCAATTTTCACAATGTATTCATTCATTTTTCTCTAACCAACTTTCAACAACGTCTAATGAACTGCCGTTCACTTTTTTATTTTTCAGAAACGTTGCAAGGGTGGCTGTAGAAAAGCCAATCTCCCCTGCAATTTCAAATCGATAACACTTTCGCTTATCCATGATTTTTTGAACACGTTCGGATAGTTTCTGATGTCGTATCAATGAATAGCTGTCATTGTTTGCACGTCCTGTTCTTGCTTTAATTTCAGCCACTTTTATAATCGGCTTCGCATCATAGTTAGGTGTTACGATGATTTTTTTCTTCTTGTGGTACACATAACGCTTTCCGTCTTTTTCAACGATGATTGTGTTTTCAAGTTCTTTTATGATTTTAAAAGTTTGGAAACCAACTGTTAATGTTTTTGCTTTCAATATTGCCTATCTCCTCATGTAATTTATAAACACTTTCAACATACTTTACAGCATTTTCGTAAAATTTCCCCGATTCATCGCTGTCCTCGTATGCTTTTTTGATTAGTTCATCGCCTGTACCTGTAAAGCAGCCAACAACATAAGTTTTGTTCGAGTGCGTATACGTGAAAGTTCTTCCGCTAGTCCAATTATTTTTCATAGTTAAATAATCTTTTTCACTTTTAATTACTGCGTCTTTTGTAATTTCTGCGTTAACAACCTCTACTTCGCCTGAAATAACTGTATTATCGTAAACCTTACTATGTTGAATATTCGCATCAACAACGATTGAAAAATCTGAAACTAAGCTGTTGTAAATAAGCGAACCTCCTTTCACTACCGCATTTCCAAAAATTTCTGAGTTTCCTCTTGCTCTAGCGTCGCCCGACACTTTTGCGTTGCCTCTGATGATTGATTGGTCTTGGATATAAGCGTCCTCGCAAATGACTGCGTTGCCTTTTACCGTCGCACCGTAACTAACAACGGCGCAATCGTCAATAACAGCATGTTCAAACACGTTCGCTGTTCCGCTTACCTCTGTATCGCCACGAACGATAGCTTCGCCAAATACTCTAGCATTATCACGAATGGTTGCGTCGTCTGAAATAACTGCGTCCTGCCAAACAATAGCCTCATCATGCACCCAACAATTACCCGTTTGCGACAAATTCCAATAACCTTGAATGTATCCGCCTTTTTGTCCTTTCCTTACGTTGTAAAAGTCTTTTAAAGCCTCAATCCTGTAAACTGTATTGCCGTGTACTGTCTTTTTCGTTTCGTCTAGCAATAACTTGTATTTATTTTTCATTTCTTTTTGTTCCTCTTCTTTTTTGTCAAATTTAATTCTTAAATCTCGACTTAAACATAAATTCCCGTTTGGCAGTTCCTCAATTTTAGGCGGTCGGTTCTCGATTGTAACCGTATGAGGCACATAGCCTATTTTATTCAAATAATCCTTAAAAGCCTTGTTTTGTTGTTCTATAAGCGCCTCATGCACGCTCTTACTCAAAACGCTAAAATCATTATTGATTTCAATTCGACCGCTTTTAAAGTCAGAAAACGGATTTTTATATCCTGTATCGATATTTATCAATTTATCAAATTGCTTTTTTTCGATTTTAGAACGGCAAATCGGAATCTGTAACATCAAAAGTATCTCCATTCGCTATGAAAGGGTCGCTATTTTCAAAATTTCCGCCCAAATTTTGATTTTTATTGAAGTTTTGAGTATTTATATTACCTGCGTTTGAAAAGCCGTCAGCGTCGTTTTTTCGGCTTTCTAGAAAATCAAAGTTTTCGACTAATACTTCAGTTACATAAACACGTTGTCCTTGTTGATTATCATAGCTTCGAGTTTGAATCGGTCCACTAACTCCAATCAATGAGCCTTTTTGAGTGTAATTCGCTAGCAGTTCAGCACCCTTTTTCCAAATTACGCAGTTAATAAAATCTGCTTCACGCTCTCCGTCTTTATTTTTATATTTTCTATTTACGGCTAGAGTAAATGAGCCATAAGCGATGCCTGTTTGTGTGTATCTTAAATCAACTGGTCGTGTTAATCGTCCTACTAAATTTGCGTTATTCATGTTCTAACTCCTCCAAAATATCTGCTTTTTTCATATTCAAAATCTCTTGAAAATGCTTTGCCCTCAATGATTTTAGTTTTTTTATCCTCTTCATTATCTCTTCTTGTTCCGCCTCTAGAGGTTTAATATACTCGCTCAATTCATATTCATTACGTGCTAGGAAATATCCCTTGTGTCGCCCTTCCCTAGTCGATACAACTGGTACACCTTTTAAACATAGCGAGCGGATTACTCCCATAATTCTGCGTGACGTTGTTCTAAAGTTGAAAGCTAATTCTCGGCTTGTTACTGCCGTTTCAACTCCAAAACCTAAACGCTCAAACAACACTTGCTCGAATACTGTTAAATCTAAACGCTCCACGCTGTAACCTCCACTCTCGGATTGTCCGAGTATTTTTTTATCGCTCTAAAGTCCACGATTTGCTTATCGTCCATGAATAAGACGCCGTTTAACCCGTCTAATACTGATTTCACATAGTTATCGATGTCGGGTTTGACAATCGGATAAATTTTTCCCTCGTTTGCTAGTTTACGTTTTGCCTTGCTGAAACTCTTTGGAATCGACTTGTAAATAACTAACTCAACTCTTAAAGCCGTTGTAATGCAAGGAACATGATTATCAATAGCGGTGCTTTTAACAATGTTCTCGTAAGCTCTTGTTTTTGGCGTTGTATATACATGCCCAAATTTTGAAAAACGGGGGCGTGCTTTTGGCACGCATTCGCCGTTAATTGTAAATTCGATTCTGTTCATTTTCCGCTCCTTTGCTTGTTTTTAACCGTGCGATTTGCTCGGCTAGGTCATTTTTAACACTTTCATCAATCGGCTTTTCTTGTTTAGGCTGTTGAGGTCTATTTGCCCAATCGGGTAGATTTTCAACGAACCCTATCGACTTTCCGTATTGTTTAGATGTTCTTTGTTGTTGTCGTCTGTTTCCCTCTGCTAGCGCTTTCTCTAGCGTGTCAATTCCTTTATGCGCCCAATCCACCAAAATCGCGTTTGCGTATCTGAATTTCAAAACGTTATCCTCAACGGATATTTCTAGCGCTCGTTTAACGAGTTCGGGGTTTAAATCATTACACCATTTCATGATTGATTGTCTAATATAATCGCTCATCATTCCAAAATGATTTTCATAAAAATTTAAAACATCAGAAATTTTTTTCTGAGCTGTTGTTGTTGTTGGTTCGTCTGCTAAATTTTCCAACTCGTTTTTTTCTTCTTGTACTTCTTCTTTTATTTTATTTCTTTTCTTTTCTTTTCTTTTCTTTTCTTTTGTGTACTTCTGTATACATAAACTATCGTTTTTTGGGGTTTTTGTATACATAAACTCGGTTTCTGTTGACATAAACTCATCATTTTTAGGGTTTATGAGGTCATAAACTACGTTAATTTTTGTGCGGACTCTTCGTCCACTTGCTAAAATATATCTATTTTGAATACCGATTGAGGTTAAAATTTTATGATTTTCGTATAAGTTTTTATCAAAAAAATCTACCTCAACCATTTTTTTAATTACGTTTTTTGTGTACTCTTCATCGAGTTTTAATTCGTCCGCTATTAAGAAAATAAAATCGTCATCGCATTCAGCGTAATAGCCATTATCCCTGTATATATTTATGAATACGTTGAGGGCAACGGCTACCGCCGACGCTCCATAACTGCGAACGATTTTCTTTGTTTTTAAATCATTCAAAAAGTTTACGTCCAGAGGGAAATAATCAAGTCCCACTTTTGGCGGTCTAGCCATTGTACTTCCTCACTTTCTTAATGTTATCGTGCTAAAAGCCCTAATAATTTTGCGAGTTCTGATTCGCCTGAGCTTTCTTGATTGGCTTTTTCGATGATTTCATCAACGTTGTATTCCGTTCCATCAAGTCCTGTTACTTTAATATCGAACTCAACTACAACTGGTGCTATTTTAGAACCTCTTTGTGATAAAAATTCCGCAAGTTTTGTTGCGAAAGTAATTTGATGGTCTGGAAAATCATTTTCAATCGCAGTCGCTACAAGCGGTTGTGCGTTTGAAATACATTGGTCGAAATTACTCTTAAACGTTAATTCGTTATCGAACTCTGCCGTTTTCAAAAATGCTCCTTTCTCTGTATTCATAACGTATAAAGCCTTTTCTTTTTTCATACGTGTTTCACTCCTTTGGTTTGTTTGTTTTTGTAACCTTTCTTGATTACATTTATATTGTATCACATTCGTTATATCCCGTCAAGCGATATTTTGAAATTTTTTAATTTTTTAGATTTTAAATTCTTTTACTTGTTCGGGTGTCAGTTTAATCGGTATGATTTTATATTTCTCACAAAATGCTTTCAATCCTATTGTGTGTTGCTCTATATGATAATCACGCCTTAAACACATAAATCGGTGTTGCGAGTGGTCTATTTTCTTTCTATTGCGTCCCATACCTACCGCCTCATAATGTGCCACGTCTCCTTTGTCGCCACTTATAAAGCATTTGCGGTATTTAAGGTACAAGAATAACATTCGAGTGTGTTCACTACCGACGAAATATTGTTGATGTCTGAACGGCACCTCGTTTTGAAAGCACCATTCGATGATGTATTCAATGAATTGCCCTGCGTCGTATATGCTTATCTGATTATATCCAAGACTGAATGTTTCCCAATCTGTTTTAACGTTCGTACAAAATTCGCCTTTCATATAATCTTTTACAATCTCTAAGGGATATCCCGTATATTCAGATATATCATTCAACAAGCCATATATATAGCCTCTTTGGTCTGCGGTTATCCCTCGAGGGTCTAAAATGGTTATATTTGCTCGATACAAGCCGTCTACAGTGTTTTTGTAGTAGGGAGGTAACTTTATATCGCTTTCTGCGTCAAAAGTTAAAACGCCCCCTTTTTTCGATTTTAGAATGGCGTTAAATTCCATTACGTTTTGCGCTCTCTAGTTTGATGTTATTTTCTTTTAAGAATTTTTTGAACAATTCTTTCTCTTCATCACTCATCCATAATTGAACAGTCCAAAGTTCTTTGCGTTCTGCGGTGTTTTCCGTCCATGTTCCTGCACTCATTGTTGGCGTTAGATTTGGAACGATTTCATTTTCGATTGTTTCACGGTCGGATTTCATTTGTGCTTGCGCTTGTTCTTGTTTCAATCGATTCTCTTCTTCAAGTCGAACACGTTCTTTTTCTCGTTCTTCTGCTACATTAATCATTTTCAGAATGTCATTTAATTCCTTTTGACCGATTAGAGTTGTAAATGGCTCAACTGGTTGCCCTGCTTTTTTACAGTATTTTTCAATCGTTTCTCGTTCTTCTTCACGTTTTGCGTGTTCTTCTTCAAGGCGCATGATTTCTTTCTCTACCGCCTTGAAAATTGATTTTTTCGTTTGCTTACGAGCGAATGCTTTTTCGTCTAGCATTTCAAAAGTTACATCGAAACTCGCCAATCGTTGATATTCAAAAATAGCCTCATTAATCCATGCTCTATACGCCTCTTTGATTTTCTTATCAATGTTTTCGCCTGCCCGTTTCATGATACGTTTTAAATCGAGTCGGGCGTCTGTTACAGGTTTAATTTGTTCCATGAACTCGGAAAAACGTTCATCAATCTTATCTTCTAACTCTTTAAACTCTTTCTTTGTAGCCTTCGCCCCGTTCACGCTGTTTTCGTCTGAGGTTACGATTAAAACCTCGTCAATGTTATCTGCGTATGCTTGAAAAGTGTCAAGGTACGTTTGCAAATTCGATACCTCGAACCCCCCTGCAAGATTTTGAACAATTTCAAAGTTCTTTGTAATTTTTGCGATTTCTGTTACCATTCGCTGTCAATTCCTTTCTCGTTTTGTTCTTCGTATTTAGCTCTTGCCTCGTTGCTCTTTTTGAGCCAGATTTGCTTGATTTCGCCTACAAGGATATTCGATTGGATATCAAACATATTGCCCACGTTGTATTTGTTGCAAACATATTCAACAACATCTTCTCTCTTAACGCCTAACACTGCTAATTGCTGTACATACTTTTCAACGATTGCATGAACGTCGGGTTCATCGTTTTGCGGTGCTTGTTTTTGGTTACGTTTTTGTGGTTGTTTTTGTTGTTCGCCGTTTCCGTTTGCCTTGTTTCCGTCATCGTCTTTATCGCTTGTAATTCCAAAAATTGCGGATAGAGCATAACGTTTGGCGTAAGTGATAGCCGAGCCGATTGATTGTGGTTTCGTGTTTTCTGGTTTCAAGATTAGAGGCGGATATTCAATATATTCGCCACTTTCATGAAATACAATCGTTCCGACTGATACGTTCCCACTCTCAGTAGTTGTTGCGTATTGTGAAAATGCTAGTCCGTATTTTGTAGCGGTTTGCGTGATAGCTTCCGCCACGTTTTCAAGTGGTACATATTCCGATTTGAAAAACGGATTTTTTGCGTCTTTTAGTGGTTGTTTTAACTCTTTTTGCGTTTCTACTAATGATTTTGATAATTTGATAATTGTTTCTGATTTTTTAATTTCCATTTTTTTCTCCTACTCTCCTGCAGTGTATTTGCTAAATCTTTCTCCACTGAAATCTTCTAAATCTTCAATTGGTACAAACTCGCCCATAATGTCATAGTATTCGTCGCCTTCATAAATTTCGTGTCCTTTCCAATCCATTCCAAAAATCTTTGGTTCGTCCTGTTCTAAATAGCTATTGTGTAATTGTTCAAATGTCATTGTATTTGCTCCTTTTCTTCTTTTTTATCCTTGTGGATATACATACGTGCCGTTTTTCCAAGCCTCAACCTCTTTACCTTGTTGTTCATGAGCGCCTGCAAACATCCATGCTATTGTAATGATGAAAGCTAGTGCCAATCCTGTATAGGCTAAGAACTTGAAATATTTTTGCAAAAACGCTTTTCGCATGTTATTTTTCGCTTGCTGCTTTTTCAAGCGTCTGCGTCTTTCCTTTTCTGTTCTTGTCATTTGTTTTCCTCCTTTATGTTTTGCTTACATTGTTATTATATAACATTCATTATACTTTGTAAATAGTTTTGGTGAATTATTTTTTATTTTTTTCTCGTTTTAATTTTTGAGCGTATGTTGTTAAACGGTCGCCAATCATAACTGATAGATTTTCCATTTTTCGAGTGCCGTTTTTCAATCCAGATAAGATAGGTTGATGAACTTTAGCCTCTTTTGAGATTTTGTATTGTGTTGCGTTTTCTAATAACCATTCAATGTCCTTTGTATTTACTTTCATTTGTTTTCCTCCTTTGATAATTTTTCTAGTTTATCAAGCTCTCTCAATGCCGTTTCGATATAACTTTCTCCAAACAGCACTAAGGCGTTGCGCTCGATTAAATTCATTTCTTTATCGTTGTTTTTCTCGAATAGCTCTCTATTCGTTTTTGTGTCATGCCTAACCATTTCTAACATTTCAAGGTGTTCTAATGCCTTTCTATATGTTGAAACGCCTAGTCGCTTATAAATGAGCCGTAAATAAGCTAATGTGCCTTGTTCGTATATCTGCCTTGTATCAAGTTCGATTTTTCGTAACTTTTTCAATGTATCGTTCATAAATCTCCTCCTAATTTTAAAACTATTTCAAACAATGCTGTTATTGCAATTTTAGATTTTTTATTATATTCTTGCGTGACTTCAAGATATATATTCATAGAAGTTGGATTTTTTCTTTCTCGTTTTGCGCTTTTTGATGTTCTTGAAATATAATCTAAATAGTTGTTGATTTCAATCACATATTCCAATGCTCTCTGCCAGTCTTTAGGGCTTTTATACCACTTAACAATAAAAGAATACATTTCAATCGCTTCTTGATATGTTTCTTCCATTTCGTTTTTTAACGTTTGAATTTTAAAATATTCAATCATAACATGCCCCCTTTTTTACCATTTCCAATCAAATGAGCGTCTTGTTTCAAAACCATCCTCGTCAACGTCCACGTCAGCATAGTACTCTTCTTGCTCTTTAGCTAGTTTTACAAGATTGTCAAAGTTTCCGAGCGAACTTTCGTTAATATCTTCATATTCGCAAAAATTTTCTGAATGGTCGCCCCATTCCTTGACTTGATAGTATTGACGATTGAAAGAGATAATATAACTGCCGTCCTTGAACGATGTTCCCCATACTTGCCAATGTTTGATGAATACAACTCTTTTTGCGTCTACAATGATTGCGTATCCGTATTTTGTTGGGATAACGTGATTTGATGAGATTTTAATAACTGCTGTGTTCCCATCCTCTGATACGTGCGAGCCTATCATATACGCATATTGATTTGAGTATTTGCGAAACTGTTCAGGGGCGAACCCTTTAAAAGTGTAGTTTGCATCAAAATCTCCAAATTTTAAAATTCTATCTTTGCTCCATGTTGAATTTTTCATTTTTGTTTGCTCCTTTGTATTTCTTATTTACATTCTTATTATATCATGTATGTTATACGTTGTCAACATTTTCAATCGCTTTTATTAAAGTTTTTTCCAACTTATCGAAAAATGCGTGTGTGTAGAATTTCTTTAGTCGTTCGATGTCAATTCGAGTAAATCTTAAACAATCCTCTGAATACGTTTCTCTACTACAAACGCCGTTCTCTTTTGCGATTTTAAAGCGGTATACTGTATCGCTAACAATGTTTAAAGTAGTTAAGATTGTTTCATCATCGGCGCTAGATTTTAAAATCTCGCTACCTAGCGCCTTGATGATTGCTGTATCTTTTTCTAATTTTTCAAAGTAGTTCATTTCGCCCCTCCTATTTTTAATTATAATCTTCAATAATTTCTAACAATCTTGAGTTATAACGTTTAACGTATTGTACAGTGATTCGAGCTGACTCTTCTTTTCTGTCGTCTGTTCTGCTCTCTGTTATTTTAACTTGTTCATCGACTGCCTTTGCTAGTTCTTTGACGGCTTTCATGTCGCTCAACTCTAGTTCATCCTCAGGTATAACGATAACCGCTCTAGTTACTAACTCTTTTGTTTTTTGTGCCTCTGCTTGTAATTTTTCATAGTTTGTCATTTTGGTTTGCCCCTTTGTGTTTTATTGTAGTCCCTTAACTACATTTATAGTATATCACATGCGTTATATACCGTCAACACTTTTCTACAACTTTTTTTCGATTTTTTTCAAAAAAATAATGACAGTCGTTTGACTGTCATTATCTATTGATTGCTTACGCTTGTTCTTTGATTTCTTTTTCAATCTTTCTCATCAATGTTTCTGCGTGTTTTTGGAATTTTTCCGCTTTCTTTTCAAGCTCTCCAAAATCAACTGTTTCAACTAATTTGCTGAAATGGTTTGTTAAGAATGAAAGTTCACCGCTAATTTCAGTTAGCCCAAAGATTTTACGGACAATGTTTTCGTTTGTAATACCGTTATAAACTAATTGTCTTGCGTCGTATGCCATTTCGTTTACTGCTTCATAAATTTTTCCTACTTTGATTTCTACTTGTTGTTGTTCTTGTTCTAATGTCATCATTTTAATTTCCTCTTTTCATTTGTGTTTTGTAGTTATCTCTTATCTACATTTATAGTATATCATGATTGTTATATGGTGTCAACACTTTTGAGGAACTTTTTTTTATTTTTTTTCGATATTTTTTTCAAGTTCGTCAATGTGTTTCTTAATTGAGTTGTATTTCTTTGTTTGAATTTTTCCTAGCGTTTTCAATTTTGCGTATCTATCAAGCGTATCTCGATAATCAAGCAATGTGCTTAAAATTAAAATGGCGTAATTCCCTTGATATCTCCAATATAATTTATCTGCTTTTTCTGAATAGATTTTTGCCTCGTTCATGTTTGCTCCTCCTTTAGTTAAATACAGCTTGTTGCATTTCAATTAGTAAATCGTTGCTTTTGTTGATTGCAAATAATTCTAAGCCTGCGATGTTTTGTTCTTTGTTTTCTCTGATGTATCTTTCCCACTCCATTTCGTAATATTCAAAAACCATTTTATGTTCTTTTAAAACTTTGGCGCTTTTGTCATTTCCTTTTGTTTGTAATAGCTCCATTGTTTTTTGGTTTAATGTTAATGTTTCTTTTGCTGTTATTTTCTTTTCTCTCCTTTGTGTTATCTCTTACTTACAAATACAGTATATCATGAATGTTATACACTGTCAACACTTTTCTCGAAATTTTTTAAAAATATTTTTTCATACAAAAACCGCTTGAGAGAGCGGTTCGTTTTATTTCTTTGCTAGTTTAATTAATTCTTCAAGATTTTTATTTTGTTCTTCAATGATTTTTGAAAAGCGTTCAAACCATGTTTCATTATAAACCTCTTCAAGTGTTGCGCCTGTCATTTGAACCATATCATCGAAAAACATGTCATATAGAACCAAAATTTTTCCGTACCCTTGATGTACTCGACTATGATAGATAATCGCCATTCTTGTTTTTTCTGCGTCGTCAATTTTCATGATACTTTCTAAAAACAAGTGCGATGTTCCTGCGTTTGTTACTGCCTCTTGTAAACCATTTTCAACGATTTCATATTTTTGCATTTCTTTTTTTACCTCTTCTTTATTCATTTTGTTTTGCTCCTTTTTATTTTAGTTTTTTGAACACCTTTTGTGCTTGTTTATATAACTCTTCAACCTCTTTGATGATTTCGTCGAAGTCAGTTAATTTATAGTATTCAACGAAGAACCCCTCGCCAAAACGTTCGTACACATTCATCAAGCGAATATATTTATCTCGCAAATGTCTTGTTTTTGATAGGTTAGTCGATACTGTGCAAAATATTTCTACATTCTTTCTTGATAACTCTGCATTGTAAGCTACAGGGCTCATTCCTTCTAATTCAGTTATAATCGTGTCCATCCATTTCATTTCATCATTGTAGTTTTGTGTCATTGTGTTTGCCTCCTTTGTTTTGTAACCCTTTCTTGATTACATTATTAGTGTATCACGTATGTTATGTATTGTCAATAGTTTTGTTAAAAAATGCAAAAAAATAAAGCCTACCAATTAAGGTAGGCTTTTATACATTATTTTATATATTTTTTAACTATCTGCGCACTTCTTTTGCAGTAATCAATCCATCGGGTTCTACTGTGAACTCTGGTTTTTCGTCTAGCGTTCCATCTTCTTTCACATAGTACCATCCGTCTTTTCCTTTAACAAAAGCATTTGATTCCATGAATCCGTTGCTAGTGTTTAAATGGTACCATTCGTCTGCGTATTTAACCCATCCTGTTACCATCGCACCGTCTGCTCTGAAGAAATACCATTCGTTGTTAATCTTTTTCCATCCAGTAGCCATAGCACCGCTACTATCAAGCCAATACCATGCATCCGCACGTTTAACCCATTTATTTAGGATACAATAACCGCTAGCATCGAATAGATACCACACGCCGTTGATGTATTGCCATTTATCTTTAGGATAGCTACCGTCTTTGCTTTGATACCACCATCCAGTAGCATTCTTTTGCCATCCTTCTTTAACTTCACCTAAACCGTGTTCAATATCATGTTTGAATTGTTCACGACTAATACCCCATTTAGCAAGATAAGGGTAAGGGTCTACGTGGTCACTGTAATTGTTTGGTTGATTATACGTGCAATAATAGTGTGTTTTAATACCTTCTAAGTCGTCTGAATCGAGTGTTTTAGGAATACCTGCTTCATCGGCTAGGCTACGTAATAATTCTACATACAATCGATAGTCCGTCATAAATTCTTCCATTGTGGAATGACTTTCAATCAATTCTACCTGT